CAGTCGGCAAAACGTCTGGCTCTCCGATTATATAATCGTCAGAAAATATGTCGATGTTTTTTTCAGCAAAAGGAAAGCCAAGTTGCTCGGCCATAAACTGGATGGCTTCTGCCTCAACGGCCTTGCCCTTTTCAGTGTACTTAGAATGAATTTCCTCATGGTCATCCGCATACCATTCATGCAAATAAGTTTTGCATGTCGCAGACAACTCGCCCTCCTTTTTTGCTTTGCCCATGATTTTGGAAATCTGTGAGCATCTTATTTTAAATGGTCTCATATAGCCTCGTCCATTAACATTTCTCTTTGCTCTTCTGTGATGTCGCATTTAGCCTCAACGTCTGAAATTGTTATTTCATTTTTAGCCAATTTTTCGACAATCTGTTTCCATGCCGCCGAATCTTTAACCAATGCGATTTTTTTGGTCTTTGTTTCTGGTGCTTTGCCATGTGTGTTTGTTGTGTCGCTATCTTTTGTATCGTCCAGAGCAAACATACCCCCGAGCGCAAATTTTCGAGCGTAACTCGATGACGAACCAAACGACTGCGAAATGTCCATGCCTTTTCGGTTTGGGTCAATGCCTGCGCAACCAGTTGTCGTTACAACGATTCCATTTGGCAATGTTAATTGCACGCTTGACTCGCAATAAATTAAGCCGCCTGCTTCTTTGATTTGGTCTGAAATGGTTAACATGCAACCATATTTTAAAAGGTAAGGTTTCAACGCTTCAAGTATATCCTCGCAATTGCGATACTTGTATTTGCCGAAAGCATTAAACTGATTTTTCGGCGCTTTTAATTCCGATTGGATTTTGATAAGTTCTGTCATTTTTTTAGGTTTTTTAGTGATTTGTAAATTTAAACATTTAAAGTATTTAATCAAATTTTTTAGCGAATATTTTTAAACAATTCGTAATTGTCTCGCAGTTCTAATTTGATGACTTTTTTCTCAGTCATTCCCAGTTGCGCCCGAATGTGTTTGCCCCAACGTTCTAAACTGATATTTGCGTCCTCTGGTCTAATGCCAGTTGTGGATTGTACGAAAATGACTTCTGTTTTTGGACATCCATCGTCTTCTTGTCTGTGTGGATAGGTGTGGATTAACTTCATGATTTGATTATTTGATTGATTAAAGTTTGGTTAACTAATGAGCCACATTTTTCAATAAGATGCAATTTGTCCGCATCGCTTTTGTAATTGATTGGCAGTTTGATAATGCCATGACATGCGAGCAGTGTCATTGCTTGGTCTGGCGAGTCTGGGTAATAAAGCGGAGCATAACAATTCGGCATTGTGAATGTCTCCCAGTTCAATTTAATTTCGAACTCATCTTTAATAAAATGCGCCATGAATGGCTCTTCGATTCGTTCTATTAATACAAAACCTTGTTTGCTTAATACTTGCGCAAATGCGTCAATGTTAGTTGCTATCATTTTATGCGTGTGATTTTAAAGTTTTTACCATTGTCATAATAGACCTCAAATTCAAAGTCTCTATTCCTTGTTTTTCTGTAATAAGATACCAGAGAGCGTTGGTTTTTTATTTCGGTTTCCTTTACTGAATAGTTTTCGCCCAGTTTCATTTTGCCAATGATTGTCTGGTTGTAAGTTCTCGAAATGTCTCCTGCTTTTTTTCTTGCATGCTCTCTGACATATTTCATGGCCTCTCGCAACTCAATAAAATTACTTTCCACGCAAAGTTCTTTGCCCTCAAAAGCATAGACCATAACTTCGTTGCCGAATTGCTTAATCATGTAATCGACTCCATTTTCTTTGGCTTCAATTTTTCCTTTTAACCTAAAATTTACCACTTTTTTCCTTAATTAAATTATAAAAAAATTCGTATTTGTTTTCGTCAATGAATTGGTCTAATGGAATGAATGTCGCATTCTCTCCCTCGCCATCTGTCATGATAATATATTTGCCAGTTCGTCTGTTGGTGTTTATTTCCTCGAGCATGTAATGTTCTGCCAAATATTTATCCAATTCGTTTTCTGTGATTACCAGATAGCTTTTGTCCTCGTCTTCGTCTTTCGTATAATAGCCACCAATAATGTATGACGAATCACTCTCAACAACGTCAATAATTTCGCACTCTGAATCCACTGGCAAACTTGCCAATGTTTTCGCTTGTTTGATTGTGCTCATCGTCCTAAATAGTAAAATAAAAATGCCATAAAAGAACCGAATAAAATAATCAATGCTGCGAAACCCAACAAGGCTTCGTCTATTTCTGCAATCGATAAATGTTTGTTTTTTGTTTTTAACTTGTTCATGTTTTTTTGTTTTAAATTTTGCAGTTATGGATGCTGCGCCCCTTTTGGTTTTTATAATCCTAATGATTTTTCAATTCCATTAATTACTATTGCTCTTGCTTCAGTTTCTTTATATCCAATGCTCATTAATTTATTCATTGCATCTGTATAAATTTTTGTAAATTCTAATTCTGTTAATCCTGTAAATTTTAATATATTTTCCATTTTTTAGCACCGATTTGTTTGATTCGATATTCAAATATCGTTTTAACTATTTAAAAAACAAAACTTTTTTTATTTTTTTTTAATCTTTTTTAGACAATCTGCGATTTTAACTATTTAAAGCCACTTTTTAGGGCAAAAAAAAAGCCACACATTTCTGCGTGGCCTCTCCAAACTATGAACCTAAACTAAAAAACCCTAATTTTTGAAATTATATATAACACAATGGCCACTAATATAATTAAACCGAATAACCAGAGAGACCATGTGCCGCTCTCCTTAACCACTTGCTTTGACTTCTGCTCGACTTTCTTTTGCTCAACTGCTACTTGTTTGACTTTAACCTCTTCGTGTCTCACAACGGCTAATTTGCGCTTGTGAATAACCTGTCTGGTTAACTTCTTTGGCGCAGACTGAATTTGCCCCAACGTATCGATGCAAACTTCATAGTCAATAGTCTCCAGTATAATAACAACAGACGAATCGTTGGCAACCTCTGAAATCTTTGTCTCCGTCTTTGTCTCAATCTCGCTCTGTGTCTTAACTTCAACGCTTGTCGTTTGTTTTTTGACTCCACAACTGGCCAACATTATTGCCAGAATTACTATACTTAACCTCATTATATTTTTGTTTTCTTTTTTTTATTATTTCCTCTAATTGATTTATCTCTTTTTCTATGCTCTCTAAAATCTTACTCTTGTTCATCTTCAAAATTCAGCCACTTTAATCTCTGGTCAATTAACTTAATTAATTCCGATTGCCATTCCACTTTTTTATTTGGGAAATATAGCAATGTATTCTCTTCAACCTCCCACAAAAACTCTTTTAAGAAATATAATTCCTTATAGATGTCCTCATCTGCCATGTCTTCGATTTCCTCGTCAATTGGATTCTCTGGTTTGCCGCTCATTCTGCAAATATCGGAATTTTAACTGAAATTCCTCTCTTTTCGTCTAACAATGTAAACGCTTGCGCAGGTTTTTCGGGTTTAAATCCCGCCTTGTGTCCATAAGGAGACAAGCCAATTAATGACCCATTGACGCAGCAACTGGTTGTGGGATAGAATAATTGGTGGAAATGGCCTAAACATGTGAAATCCGCTTTTCTTTGCTCATCTTTTCTTAACAAATATTTAATCAAAGGAATCGTCAACCCGCCAATGCCGCCCCCATATTTGACCGCCTCGCCATGAAAGAATCTAATCGTTTTGCCCAGAACTTTGACGTAACAATCGTCTGACTCTGGCATGTGGAATGTCATTCGTTTCTCGTTTCTAAATAAGTCTTTTAAATCCGAATACATCATAAACTCGTAATTGGTTGCCGAACTCGTTGAAATGTGCATCTTCTTTGTATTCCTGCCATGATTACCAACCGAACATGGTATAATAAAATTGACTTTGGTATTTTTTAATAAAAACTCAAAGCCGTTCATAATTAATTGCTTTGCCATTCGGATTGCCTGCAATGGCGAAAGATTATTTGACTCAACCAATTCGTCATGAATGTATCCAGATATAAAGTCGCCACCCAACCAAACAACAACGTCCTTAATATGAACGTCTTTGCTCTCTTTGTCAATTAACTTAACAATGTTTTGGAATATAGCAATCGAACGCTTTTCTGCAATCTTCAAATTGTATTCGTTGAATCCATTGACTTGACCACGTCTGACATTCTCTTCAATGTGCCAGTCCGACAATGAAATGATTGGCGTTCCCATGTTTTTTGAGCCGCTTGATTTTTCAAATTTGATTTCTAACGTGTCGCTTTTTTCTTTGATAGCTAATAAATCGTCATAAGCCTGCTCGGTTGCCTCTAATTTATTTAACAAATATTCGTTTTTCTTTTTAACGTCATTGAGTTGAGCCATTAAAACCTTGTTTTTTCTGTCTTCTTGAATAACAATACTAATGTCCTTTAGCGCTTCAACTGGTTTATTTATTTCTGGCAATGGATTGTCTTTAAAAAATGCTTTTATCCCTGCTCTGATTCCCTCAATCCCGCTTCCAGATAATTCCTCAGCATAATTTTGTTTTAACAACTGCGCAAAATGCGTTTTGTTTCTGCCAATTTGCTCAAATAAATCAATATTTGCTACAATAAATTTTTCGTATTTCATTGTTTTAGGTTTATAATTTACTAATTGCGTGCAAATTAGCTATTATTTTAATAATAACAAATTTATTTAAGCGCAGAATAGAACTTGTGAAAATGAACAATGCGGTCTTCGAGACCAATTGTCCCTCCATTGATTCGTTTTGTTATTGATGTTATAACCGCATCGCTTGCCCCTTTGTCTGCCAGTGCATTCAATCCATTTTTATTCCAGAACCATGCAGCAGATGCCAATGGATATTTTGTTGCAACCAGTTCTGGAGTTGAAATGATGTCCTCTGGGACGCTTTTATCAAACTCTGAATAGTTAGACTTTCCAGTTAACTGAATAAATCCTCTGCCTAAATATTTAAATCCGTCTTTTGACGCTTCGTCTCCATTGCCCATTCTATTGGCGTAAACTTTTGACGCAATTTTCTCTGGCTTTCTGGCGTAACCTTTGGCAGACTCTAAAGTTGGAAAGTATTTTTTGAATGTTTTATTTAAACCCTCAGCCGAATAGTTTAGATTTTCTTTTGTTAGCTTAAAATTCCCAGATTCGTGAGCGCATTGCGATAAGAAATGAGCCAATCTGAGCGGAGTATTTATTTTAAAATGCTCTTTGACAAAGTCGAGTTGTTTTATTACTGAATCTGGGACGTGTCCTTTCAGCATATTATTTGCCCTCTTTGAAAAATTGTTTGAATAGGCTTTTGCCAGTCATGTCTTTTAGGTTTTCGTCTAATGATTTTAACTCAATAAACGCAATTAGACCAGATACTATTTTCATGACCTCAATTTCCTGCAAAAAATGTTTTTGGAAAATGTGTGCTGCAAGTATTGCAAACATGTACCCCATTCCTTTTGTGATTGTCGGCCTCATTTTACGGCTTGTAATCGCTTCGCCTCTTTTGTGAGCGGCAACCATGCCGGTAATAAAATCAATTAGAACCAGAAAGCTAATACCCATCAATACTGAGAA